ATATATTTTTACGCATTTGTAAACATTATAAATTATCTATGATCAAAAATAAAAGCATAATCCATATGATAAATAATATTAAATCTGGTAATAGAATAACTATGAATAAAAATATTATATGCAAATTAGACACAAATATTAATATATATATTCAAATATAATTTAATTTATAATAATATAATTTATACGTATAAATTATATAAATTATTATCATTTTTCATATAATCTTTTAATAATAGATTTATATCTTGAATAGTTACCGTATATGGTAGCTTAAAATTTTTAATAGCAAATGATAACTCTAAATTACCAAATGTTCCATTATCTAATACTGATTTACATAATATATCTAATTTTCTATATAATGTTTCTATAGATCGCTTTAAATCACGTATACCATCTTCTTTTGAACACTTATCAATAATATATTTTTTTATTTCATCTGTTAACAAAATTTTATTATGATCTAATTTTAAAGAACTACAAATCTGTGGAATAATAAATTTATTAATAATTTCAATTTTATCAATAACATTATAACCAGAAACTTTTATTAAATTCATTCTATTTTTTAATACTGGATCCATTAAATTTTCATTATTTAATGAAAATATAAACCATAATTTAGATAAATCTATCGGTATTTCTGGTAAATATTTATCGCAAAATGATGAATTCTGTGTAAAATCTGTTATATGTAATAATTGATTACTAACTTCTTGTGCCCTTGATGATGTTCCAATTTTATCAATTTCATCAAAAAATAATATACCATTCTTACATTTCATATTTTTTAATGATTCAACAATTTTACCTGGTCTTGCTCCTTCATAAGTATATGAATGACCATCTAAAAAAGATGCATCATTTACACCCCCTATTGATATTTGTTCAAAAGGTAAAGATAATATTGATGCAAATGTTCTAACTAATTTAGTTTTTCCAACTCCGGGTGGTCCTACTAAAGCAACACTATGATCAGATGCATTGGGATTAAATAAACGATGATTTAATAATAATAATAATTCTTCTTTTATTTGTTTCATACCATAAATTTCTTGATCCAATTTATATTTAACATTGTATAAAAAATTATTTATAATATTATTATTAATTTTGCTATTGTTTAAAATACTATTTGAAATACTATTTGCAATACTATTATTAATTATATTAAATGGTATATTACAAACACAGTCTAACCATTCTTTTAATTTATGGAATTCTGAATCTGATTGTGAAATTGATTTTAATTTAATAAATTTTTGATATACTATTGCTTTATGATATTTTTCAATATCTAATTTAATAATTCTTTCTTCTAGTTCATCTGAATTAACATTCATTTTTTTAAGTTCATTTTTTTTATTTTCAATATAAATAATATCATTATACTTCATTTTTCTATTTTTATAATATAGTATTTCTTCTTTTAGAAGTTCTCGATATTTAATATATTCATATAAATCACTATCTAAAGATTGTAAAATAGAAAATTTTTCAATTAAAAATAATCGTTCATTATTTGTAATATTTTTTAATTGTAAAATATCAACAAGTTCAATGTTTTTACTTATTAAAAATCTTTTTATTTTATTATAATTTTTTGATAATGATTTTTTTTCTATTTTTGTTAATAATTTATTACTAGTGTAATTATCATTCCAATTAAATGGTAATCCATACATATAACATTTCTCTGTAAACTCTTCATCTAATGGATTTATACTCTCATCATCAGATTCAACTTCTATTATTTTATTTTTTGATATATCATCTTCTGGAGAAGAAAAAAAAATCTGAGATATATTTTTTTTTATTTCAGGTTTTAATTTAAAATTATCTTTATCATCAGCTTTTTTATGATTATTATCAATTTTATTTTTATTAGATGATCTTGAATTAAACATATTCTTAAAATACTATAATACTATTTAAAAATTCATGGTTTAAAATTTTTAATAAAATATAGTCTTATATAAATGAAATTAAATAACGATTAGTATTTTTATAAATATATTACCTTTTCTCATTTAAAATGCCAATTTTTTATTTAATAATATCTAATTAAATATTAAATTATGAAATCTCTCAATAACGTACCCTTCAATTGGATGTATATCATTTTCTAACATTTTAACAATTTTTAAGTAAAATTCTTTTGGTCTTTGTAATATTTTTTTTTTGGATACTATAAATTGAGCACCACTACCAAATTTGAATTGCATATATTCCTTCCTTTCATCAAATAATTTTTCATAAATATTTATTAATGGTAACCCATTATGATGATTACACCCATCTAAATTACAATATAAAATACGTTCGCTTAAAAACTCAAAATCAATACTCAAATCTGTATTATTAATATATTTATTTAAATTAGATATTATGTTTGGTGAATGGTCAAATGGGTTTCCTTGTAAAAAAAAAGTGTATTCAGCTAAATTATCATAATTATCATAAATATGTTTATAATATGTGTGACCTTCTCTACCAACATTATTTAATAAAATTTGATTAAAATCATTCGTTAATGGAGTTCCTTTGTTGTAAATAATTACATTCAAAAATTGTTTACTCCATTCTATATCTTCGTTGAATCTAGCAACTACAATAGAAAAATTCATATATAATATATATAAATAATATTTTATAAATAATATTTTATAAAATGGGCATTTTAAATGAGAAAAGGTGTAAAAACAGAATGTATTCCTGATTATTTTGTATAGTTAATAAAAATTGATATTTTTAATATTTAAATATAATAATATTAATATTATTAATGTTCTATTGTAAAAATTGTTCTGATAGTTTAGATATTACAAAAAATACTGCATTAGCTCAACAAGAAAATATTAAAATATTAAATAAACCAGAAGAACTAATAAAAATAGTATTACAAGAAATAGATCCAAAAAAAAAGAAAACAATTAATGATTATCAATTATCTATTAATTTTAGTGAAAGTCTTTTAAAATCACATATTGAAACATTAGAAGATATAAATTTTACTAATTTAGAAACTAGTTTTGGTGAATTTAAAAATTTAATATTAATAAAATTTAAAGAAATTATTAAACAACAAAAAAATACTGTTCAATTCTTTTTTTCATGCACAAATTGCGCAACAACATATGTTTTAGAACCAGGTTTAGTTTTATATTCTATTAATTTAGATAAAAGTGAATTAAATATAGAAGAAGATCCAGCTATCAAATGTACGGATCCTACTTTGCCTAGAACAAAAGATTTTATGTGTCCAAATAATAAATGCATTAATAATACAAAAAAAACTGCTACTGAAGTATTAACTAATAAAGAAGCAGTATTTTATAGAAATAATAAAACATATAATTTAAAATATATTTGTTGCCAATGCAATACTCAATGGGGTACATAATTTTTCATTTATAATAAAAAACTTGAATTTTTTATATATTAATAATATTATTATATAAACACATATTAATATAATTAATAATGTCAACAAAAATAAAAACTCCTGTTCCTATTTTAGATGCTACTAGTGATGATGAAAAAGAATCAATTGTATCTGAAGAAAATGAAGAAATTGATGATGACATTGTAGAAGCTGATGATGAAGATGTTGAAGTTGATGAAATTATATCTGATGAAGAAAGTGAAGATGATATAAAAGATGATAATAAAGATGATGTTGAATTAGAAAATTGTTATTATCAATTTGATAATATTTTAGAAGAAGTTGATACAGATCTTATACCTAAGCGAGTTCCTGATGAAGATAGAATAACACTAAATAAATTAACCAAATATGAGATAGTTAGAATTTTAGGTATTAGAGCTAAACAAATTTCAGTAGGAGCAAAAGTTTTAATTAAAAATATTGATGGTAAAAGTCCAATCGAGATTGCAATTTATGAATTAAAACATAAAATGACACCATTTATTATCAAAAGACCACTTCCTAATAATACTTATGAATTATGGAAAATAAAAGAATTGGATATTGATATTACTCCTAATGATGAGCAATCTATAATTTCTTTTAGTTAAAATAATTAATTTTATAAAAATATAATTAATTATTGAATACAATGTAAATATAAATAATAAAATGCAAAATTTAATATATAAAAAATTTCACCATAAAATATATTTTTACTTATGTTAATAATTATTAACAATAATAAAAATAGTTGTAAAATTAATGAAACTAATAGTATAATATTATTTGTAATATAATAATGTCTAATCATAAAAGTTAATATTACAATAAAAACAATACTAGCAAAAATATAATGGATAATATTTGTTTCATCTATTAAAATAAGTCCATATATTCCTATCAGTAATATACTGATTAAAATTATAGAACATTTATCATTTCTTTCTATTTCATATAATAACGTTGGAATACTCATTAAAAACATAAAAAATAAAATATAATATTTACAATTATTATTGCATATAATATTAGATACACTATTATTCAAATAATAATTATTATAAACATAATAAATTGGTAATAAATAACAGATTATCATACAAAATAATAATACATTTTTATTCATTTTATTTTTAAATTAAATAATATATATATATTATTTTTAAACAGCAAATGCTAAACCTGCCATACCATCAACTATCATTAAAAAATTATAATTTACTGCATAAACTTTTACATTAAAATCAGATTGTCTAAAACTAGACATTTTTAATATTAATCTAACTTTATCAAACATACTCATATTGCATGTTCCTGTTGGTTGATGTTCTTCTGGCTGAAGTGCAAAAGAATAACAATATATATAATTAGATGGAGTTTTTGTATGATATAAATATGTTTGATATAATCTATAATATGCTGCTGGAAATTCTATTGATCTATTTTGTCCATTTAATAATAAATATGCTGTCTCAAATGGATCAATAATTGTATTTTTTGTTCTAGATTTAAAACATGAATAGTTAAACCAATCATTTCCATAACTAAAATCTGCATTACTGTGATCATTTTCATTAGATCTTTTATTTATATCTGTTCTTTGTAAAACCCAAACTATTTCTTTAACTGGATGATTTAATTGTAAATCAACAATAGGTGATGATGTATTTTTTGCAAAATATGTTTCATTATTAAATTGAACTTGTTCAATTAAATATAAATGATTTTCACTTGCAAATTTTTGTCTTTCAAATAAATCTAAAAAAATATAATCAACATATAAACAAGCATAAAATTTAGGAACATATGGAGGCTTTTTACCGTGTTTATTACAAATCCAACATGAATCAAAATCTCGCCACTTAATATTTAAAAATATTTCATTATTGTATAAAGCAACTAATGGTAATGCTAATCCAAAATTTCTTGAAAAATATAAATTTAATGGTATAATTAATTCAAGTGTATCTGCAAATGTATTGTATTTAAATGATCCTGCTTCTTTTTTTCCAATCATTTCACTATAACCAGGTTTTTTTTCTGCTGTTTGTGATAATTCTGACCATATTTCCATCCATTCACCATATTGTTTATCTATAACATATCCACCTATTTCTAATTCAATATATTCAATTAATACATGACCAATTGTATTTGTCCAACTAAATATTGTTTCTGTATTTTTTGTTGTACATTTGTCACAAAAACATTCAATATCAATATCTTTTACACAAAGTGATGTTTTTTTAATACTACCATTATTGTTTAATGATGGTAATTTAATTCTTAATGCTATATTTGATATTAAATCACCATCCTTCATAATATTACATACTGATTTATTACCAAACGAAGTTGTATTAAAAAATTGTTCTCTTGTTTCTATCGCAAATGCAGTATATTTTTTATAAACAGTTTTAAAAAAAGATATTTCTGGATTTTCCGTTAAAAAAATATCTTGAGGTCCTCTAGTAATTAATTGTATTAATCCACCTGCCATTTAATAAAATATTAGATTTTAAAAATAGATTTTTATATGTAATTATTCATTACATATTTTACAATGTTTTTCTATATATTTAATTTTTTTAATTGCATTTTCTAAATTATCATCTAATAATTCTATCGTTTTATTTAAACACTTAAACATTGTTTCTAATTTTAAATCTATTTTATTAATAATATGAATAAGATTATTAGTTTTAATTTCATTTTGATTAACATTAGCAGCAAGATTATTTATTTTAATATTATTTTGATTAACATTAGTAACAAGATTATTAATTTTAATGTCATTTTGATTAACATTTGTAACAAGATTATCTATTTTAATATTATTTTGATTAACATTAGTAACAAGATTATTTATTTTAATATTATTTTTATTAACATTGGTAACAAGATTATCTATTTTAATATTAATTTCATTAAAATTACAAATAAGATTATTATGTTCTAAATTATTTATGATATGCCATTCTGAATTAATTGATATAATTTCAAAAATTTGTTCACTTAGTTTACTAGTAATGTCACCTTCTTGATTAATATTCCAATAAATATTACAATTATTTTTTTGATTAAATATTATTTTATGATATTCATTAGAACGAATTGGTTTATTTAATTTTATATATATTTCATATTGATCATTAATTAGTAATGGTAAATTAATAAATAAAATAATAGTATCAATTGATAATACATAATATATCTTATTAGTTGTTGATGCTGCTATATTTAAATTAATTACATCATTTGATAAATTTAAATTAATAATATTTGCATTTTTACAATTTACATTAATAGCATTCATATTTTGTAAATGTACATCAGTTGCATATATTTTATGCCATTTATTTGTAATTGTTCCTAGTGAAGAATAATTTAATTGATCAATTGGTTGAATACATCCATCTACTTTAATTTCATTTTGTACTATAATTGAATCATGTACTTTTAATATTTTTTTAACATGTAAATATTGTGTATCTATTTCATTAACAATAATATTTTTTTCAACATTTATACCTCCTGCAAAAACTGCACATCCAGATTTATCATGATCCGCACATGAATGATCTAATATTGTTAATTGATTAAAAGCAACATCTTGCAAATTATCCATATTAATAAGATATAATTATTTAAGATAATATTTTTTCTTTTTATAATTTAATCAATGAATGTTTCTAATGAAGATAATAAACTATTAAATACTTCTAATAATAATATATATTTAAAATATCCAGATAATACTATTAAAAATATTAATATTAATAATGTATTATTTGAACTGTATTTTAATTTAGCAGTAATTTCATCTGAAAAATATAGTACTAAAAATATTAATGAAATTAAAAAAGAAATTTCAAAATTAGAGTCAGATATACCATTATTTGATATATATTCTAAAAACTTTTATTTAATAACTGCTCAAAATATTTATTCAAGAGTTATATTTAATTTTTATCGTCTTCCTGATAATAAAATTGTAAAACGATTAAAAAAAACTTTAAATAATATTAAAGATTCTAAATCTAATATTAATAAATTTTATTTAGAAAAATTAGAAAAAAATATTAACTTTATTGAAAATTTTGATTTAGATACTTTAAAAATAACATATTTTAAATTGTTTTATATGTCTAATCCAATAACTTCAGATTTAACATCATGCATAAGACCATCTTTTATTTCATTTTTAACTGCAAAACCATATTATACAAAATCAGAATTAATAAATTTAGCATTAAATATGAATTTAAAAATAGATGTTAAATCAATCGAATCAGATGAAATATGTGCTCAAGTTTCTGATAATGATATTAATTCTAGAACTATTTTAGAACATCATTTATATATTGAAGAAAATATTGCAAAAGCATATGTACAATTATATACTTTATTAGGTTCATTTTATTGGAATTATTATTTACGTAATAAATGTTATCGTGATTTAATTTTAGAAAAACAAATAAATAATTTATATTTAATTATTTCTAAAGCACCTGCTTTTGATAAAGATTATTATTTGTATCGTTTTATTGATGATGATTCATATTTAACTCATTTAAAAATTAATGAAATTTATGAAGAAAAAAGTTTTATCTCAACTACAAGAAATCCTTTCTATGATCCTAAAAATAATCTTTTTGGTTTTACTTTAATTAAAATAAAAATACCTAAAAAAATTGAAGGTGTTGCATTGTGTATTGAAACATATTCTTTATTCCCTAATGAAGAAGAAATACTGCTCAACCCTTCTAAATTAAAATTAGTTGCAATTAATAATAACTTCCATTATTATCATCCTAATGCTATTGCAAGTAGTCGAATTAAAAAAGTATATGTGTTTGAATTTATTGAATCTATTAATCACTCACCCATTAACAATACTGTTGATTATGAATTAACAACTACAATGATACCTAAAATAAATTTCTTAGAATTAGTATTAGATGGTGATGATTTTGTATCGCGAATTTATTATTTTTATCGAATTATATTGCCATCATTTAATAATAAAAGATATTTTTATGCAGATATAGCAAAAAAAGAGTATTTATTTCAAGCATTTTATTTAGACGATAATCCTGTTTATGAAAAATATTTTTATTTACAAAAAAGTAATAAAAACGATAAAAATGAAATATATTTTATACTTCAAGATGAAAATACAGGACAAATAATATTATTTATTGAATTAAGAGATATAATATCTGTAAATTATATTCATCGTTTTATAGGATCAAAAGATGTTTTTACTGATCAAGAAATAATTGAATTCATTTCATCTATTGGTTATTTTTTTGGCATTAATGAGATAATTCTTCATAATTCATTTGAATCATATAATACTATTTCTAAAAAATTATTAAAAGATTATAATGAAAATATATTAGATCAAGATAATCCAGATAATTATGTAGAATCTCTATATTCTGGTGATTTAAAATTTTACAATAAAGATTTAATTAATTTTATGAAAAAAGATTTTTCTAGATTTAAAAATATTCCAGCTATCTCTTATAATCTTAAAAAACATCATATAATTGAATTAGAAAAGATTAAAGCAGAACAATTATTTAAAGATATTGTAAAGACACCATTATACAATATACTTTTAAAATATAATAAAAATAATAAAACTTCATTAAATTTAATAGAATTTTATTTATATATTCATGAAAAATATTTTTTCTTATTACCTGAATTCAATGAATTAATTGCTTTTTATAATAATGATATTTTTGCAAATCCAGAATCCAATCCCTGGCTAAATTCTTTTTATATTATTAAATCTCAAGAATATTTGTATGAAACTAAACTAATTTCATTTATTAAAACTTTTCAAACAGATATTTATTATGACTATATTCAAAAATTAACATTAGAAAATAAAGAGATATCATTAAATAAATATCGCTTAGGCTTAATATCTATTTATTAGACATTTTTAAATATATTTCAAATAAACCACCAATAAATGTTTCTTCTTCAAAAATCCATGGTTCTTTTTCAAAATTAAATTCAGGATCATTGCAAATTTTGATTATATGTGCTAATTCTTTCTTATTATAACTTTTTTTTTCTATAAATAATGTATGTAAATTGTGATTATTCATATCATTCAATAAATCATCACAAAGTGGTGAAGAATTCCATATTACTGTATATAATACATCATCAATACCATTCATCATCTTTATTAATACTTCATTTGAATTGTCGTCTGGATTAATAATATTGTTTTGAGCAATATTATTAAGCTTCATTTTGATTAATTTATTATTAAAAGATAATGCTACAGAGAGCATTATCAATAACAAAATAACCTGCAAACTCATATTTGTTTTAGTACATATTTTTAATATATCATTTAATAAATATTTTTTTCAATTATTATTATATGGAAATGAATAATGATTTATATAAACTTAAATATATAAAATATAAACAAAAATATAATCGTTTAAAAAATGAAATTAGTACTGGTACTGATACTGATATAAGATATAAATTTAATCAAGAAGGTGGACGATCTTTTGGCAAATCTTTTGGCAAATCTTTTGGCAAAATTAGTAAATCAATAAAATCTAATTCAAAAAAACAAAATAATGATATAGATATTGATAATATTTTTGTTAACAATTCAACTAATAATTCTCCAAAAAAATCATTTTTTAGTTCATTTAATTCAATGTTCTCTAAAAAAAAATCACTACAAAATTCAAATATATCTACTAATTCAGAAATTTCTGATGACAATGTACAATCAGAATCAGCAGCAATAGATGCTCAACATATTGATAAAGGAAAAGGACTAGTTGGTAGAATGCTAAATTTAATACCTATTTCTGCTCCAAAAGTTAAACCAGATCCAAGTAAAATATTTAAATATAAAGAACCAGAAATAACAATTGCATCATTGCCACCTGTTCAATATACTTTATTTAATCAAGAAATACTTGATAAAATTTATACGCATCAACGACCACCATATGATGAAGGTTTTGATATTGGTTATATTGTTGGTTATGAATCTGGATTAAATAAAGATAAATTAAAAAAACAAGAAATTCCTGGTAATATTGACAATTTAGATTTTGTTAAAGGCTATTCTCATGGTTTTGAAGTTGCATATAGGCGTGGTTTTAAATATTATAATATGATTTATATACAACTAAATACTAATAATGAAAAAATTATTAATTTTTTCAAAAAAAAAGAAAATAATGTTATCGATACAACTATTGATCCATTAGAAAATAAAAATTATGATACATATTATATTAAATTAAAAAAATATTTACAATAAATTAACTCTGTGCACATTGTACAGATTGTTGAAATTGTGGATTTATATTATCTTCATGTTCTGATTCATCTTCATTTTCATCATAATCATATAAAGTTCCAAATATATATTTTTTATCTTCTTCTAATTTAGTTTTTTTAACCTCATCAATTGTATATTTTGTATAATTAAATAATTTTGCAAGTTTTTCTTTTTGTTCTTCCGATATATCCTTTGGATACACAATATTAAATTTTAATAATAAATCTCCTAACATACTACTTCCTACAATTGGTAATCCTTTATCTGGAACACTATATATCTTATCATTAACTATTGCTTTATCATACTGTATAATTAATTTTTTACCCGATGGATGGTTTAAAATTAATTCAAATCCACATAATGCTTGAATAAATGTTAAATCTTGTTTGCAAATTAAATTTTCTGGCTTTTTAATATCTCTTTCATATACCCTATCATTCTTATCTGAAATACTAATAAAAATAGATCCCCTAAGTTGTTTACCATTTTCCATTATTAATTCATGACCTTTATTTTTAATTTCTATTTTTGTATCCGCTTTTGTTCCTGCCGGTATTGTTATTTCAACCGTATCATTTACTTGCATTTGATTATTATTTACAACTTTTACTTTCTGATAATTAATTGTTTGTGTTACTCCTGTAAAAATTTGTTCTAAAGTTAAATCTATTTTCATATTAAGATGTAACTTTTTTATTTGCATCTGCTCCATCATTTCTTGTTGATTTGTAAAACCACCCATGCCAGGCATACCTGCCATGCCATGCATGCCAAATATTTGTTGCATCATATCTTGATGCATGCCTCCAAATGGAAAACCACCTCTACCACCCATACCACCCATATCATCCCGATCTGGTTTTTCATCTAATCGACGACCATTTCTATCAAAAAAATCTTTATTTTCTTCATCACATAAATATTCGTATGCATCTGTAATTTCTTTAAATTTTTCAGCTGCATTTGGATCAGGATTACGATCTGGATGATATTGTCTAGCTAATTGTTTGTATGCTTTTTTAATAACATTAATATCTGATTTATTATCAATTTCTAATACTGTATATGGATTCATTTATATTAATATATTAATATACAATATTATTACATTAAATAACTTTAATAATTAATTTTATAACTAATTATTAATTTATATTAACTTAATTATTGTTAAAAATGGACAATCAATTATATCTTTATTATCATACATATTTCTAGAAAATCTTAATGAACATATTTTTTCATAATCATTATATATTAACGTATTATTATCATTTAATATATTTCTAAAATTACATATATATATATAATCTGGAATTAAATGAAATGAATCAATATCTTTAATAATATTATATTTAATAATATTTTTAACAATATT